TACTACAAAAAGACCACCACCAGCTATAGGGCCAGGTGTTGAAGATATTACAATACCTTTAGCTTCAGCTCCAGAAACTGGATCTAAAAGAACTACCGTATCGTTCACAGACACAACAACTGATACTCCAACAACCGTAGGTGTTACTGTTGCAGCGTTATTAGCACCTGTAGCGACTACAGTACATGCGTCGTAAGATATATGTAGTCTGTTTTGTTCTGACCAAATTACTTGATCACTTGTCATTGGCATTTCAGCGCCAACCATTCTTAAAAAGCCAGATAACGTTCTGTTTCCATAACGCTCTACTTCTTGTTCGTAAATTTCTGGTAAATATTGTTGCGCAAAGTCATTTGCCCCACCATTAAATGCTAAATAAGCAGAAGGAGATGGAGTCTGAATCGGACTTGGTACAATAGAACCAAATTGTGGAGATAAACTCATAATTGTTTAATTTTTAATTGTTAAATTTTTTTGTTTTAATTTTCAGTTTTGAAGAATCAGCACCAGAAATTGCTTTAACCTTTAATCCATTTATAAAAACTTCACCTTGTTGTGATCTAGCTTTTATAGGTGATAAGTTTTTAGACTTATTCACCACGTCTTTAACTGCATCAGCTTTTCCTTGCTCATAAAAATGAGTTGCGATCCTATCGACATTGTCAGCAGCATATATAGCTTTGTGATAACCAGCCGCGTCATTAACATTACCATCTTTGTCTAAGAACTTCTTAACCAGGTTGTTAATATTTGATTGGTTTTCAGCAACCTTATCTACATCTTTTATATTATACTTAAATCTTTTTTCACCAACTTTGATATCGAAACCTTCGAAATCTTGATTAAAAAGTTCTTTAGTATTTTTTTGAAATACATCATGTTGTTGCTCAGCTTGTTTCTGCTGTTCATTGTAGCGATTGAAAAAGTCCATAGCTTTTTGTTGGTCCTGAGTTACGCCGGGTCTCAACTTGATTTCGTCGTAATATTTCTTTTTCGTTTCCTCTAAAAAGTTTTTTGCTTTCGCAATCTCTTCTTTTTTAGCGAGTTTTTTCTTTTTGACGTCACGCTCTTCGTCAAGATCTGTATCATAATCGAAGTTGTCTTCCATTATAAAATCTATTTCTTCAGAATCTAAATGTGGTTTAGTTTTTCTGTAGTATTCTTTTAATAAAGCTGTATCATCTATATTACTATAATCAGCATTTAATCTTGTGTAATCTTCTATAGTTCCACCAGTTTCTTCCATAAAAGTAACTAGCTTTTCAATATTTTCAGGTAAAGCTTTGCCTAATACTTTTTCATCTCTTATAGCTTCTTTAGCTTCTTTTGTTACTTTTTTTACTTCTTCTTCAGTTACTTCTTTGATTGGAGAAAACCCTTCAACATTCTCGTTGGACTCTTGTATAGGTTCTCCCACCTCTGCGCTATCTCCGGATGGTTCTTCCACAGGTACTTCCTTTGCTTCTCCGATTTGAATGGCATCTGTTTCTTTTTTAACTGGTTCGTTAGGTATTGTAACCTTAATAACATCATTTGGTATTTCTACTAATGGTTCTTTAAGATTAACTTTTTTAATTTCTTGTTTTTTGTTACCTAATTGTTTAGGTTTTGTAGGTTTAGACTTTATTTTAAAGTCACCTTCCTGTTTAACAGGTTCATTTGTTTTTACTTCTGACATAATATAATATAATTAAATAATTAATAATTAGACGTTAGGCATCATTGCTGCCCCGTCTTGTTCTTCAAAATTTATTGGTAATAAATCATTTTGTCTTTGATCTATCATTTGACTTTGTTGCGTACCTTCTAGTTTAATACGTTTATCTTTGCGATCTTCTATTTCAGCTTCTTTTTCACTAGTAGCTTTCATGTCCATTTGTTTTAACTGCATATCAAACTTATGTTGCAGTTGCATTTGTTGTTGCTTTATTTGAGCAGCAATTTGCATACGCTGTATTTCCATTTGATTATTAGCTTGTTCAAATTGTACTTTAGAACCTGATATAGCTTCTTGTTTTTGAACTTCAGACATTGCAATTTTTTCAGCAGCATCAGCTTGAGCGTTTGCTTGAGCTTGTGATTGCTGCATAGCGTTTTGTTGCTCTTCTCTATCTTTTTTCTTACGCTTAATTTTAAGCATTTGATTAGCTAACTTAAGATTTTTAATTTGTCTTAAATCTATAGCATCTTCTAAATCAATACCACCTTGCTGTAAAGCAACTTGTATGTTTTGCTCTAATTGTTGTTGCTCTTCTTCATCTGGTTCTAGTTCTAAGAATATACCAAAATCATGTAAGTTTAAATTACTTATCTCTGTCAACGTATTAACATTGTAATTAGATATATTATTTACTAAAGATTCAGCTGTAAGTGGAAACTGTAACGCATCTGCTATTTTTAAAGCTATATTTTCTGCTATCCTTAAAGTTACATATAAGCTAGCTTGCTTTATATGCCTAGTGGCAGTGTTTGAAGCGTTAGCAGCTATTTTTTGTAATCCTACTAACGTTTGTTTGTCTGGTGTACTACCATCTCTAGCTTCGTTAAGTCCGGTTACGTCACGTATCATTTGTAAATAATACTGATAAGTTTGTATTAAACTTTGTATTTTACCTTGACCAGAGCTAGAACTTAATTCTTGAATAGGCACTTTACCTTGATTAAAGTCACCGTCTTGTGTTAACGATCTACCAACAATACTACCAGTTTGGAAGTACATGTTTAGTGCTTCTGCTGGATTATAGTTTGTACCATTACCTAAATCGACCTCTGCTAAACCATCCATATCTAAATAAACACCATCTGGTACCATTTTAGACATTACTTGTTGTAGCTTTAAATGTGTTAGCTGAATCATGTCAGCAAAACCTATACATTTACTTACAAGTGATTCTATACGTCCTTTGTATATTCTAGGCGCGCATATAGAATAATTCATTTCTACTTTTGTAGTATCAGCTAAAGGTCTTGACATGTTCTCTGCAAGTTCCCATTTAAGCATTGTATCAGTACCTAAAACTTTAGCACCACTGTACAGTACTTCAATAGATCTTGATACTCTTTCAAAGCTATCATTTTCGGGTGGATTAAACGAATCATCTTTTTCTAAAGCTTTCATTAACCCTTGATCAGTTTGTTTTATTTTAAATACTTGATTAGAGTATGTTTTATAATCAAAATATAAAACCTGAACGGTGTTTTCATCATAACCACCCCAACCAGTAATATAGGATCTGTTGCCTGGAGTTTTTTGTATACGTTCTAATTCTTCCTTGCTAATGCCTGGAAACTCTTTTTTAAGTTCTGGTATTGTTATAGACTTTATCTCACCAACATAATATATATCCTCAAAATTTGGATCTTCTGTGTAAGAATAAACTAAGTAAGCAGGATCTACATAATCAACAGTAATTCCTTCGGCAGTATTAAAATTTGTTTTAGCAGCAGCGATACCGCAAACTGTTAAGTCCATATTTAATCTACGTCTAACTAAATCATACTTATTCTGCGCTAATACAGATGATATAGCTTCTTCTTCTGCTATTTCAATTGATTGCTTATAACTAAGCTGCATGTGTAGTTCTAGTTCTTCTGGTGATTCAGGTAGATTAGTAGGATCTATACTTTGATATAAACTTATACCTAAACTGTCTTTTAAAGAATCAAGATATTCTCTAGCTAACATATCTTCTTGTATTTTAGAAGCGTACTCTGTTCTAGCTTTTACAGATTCAGGATCTTGCGCGTATGCTTTAATGTCATAGCTTTTAGCCGATATACCGTTTACAACTATATCAACAAATTTAGATAATATAGGTACTGGTTGCCAGTCTAAATTAAGATAAGACAAATCGCCATTTATAGACAACTCATCTTTGTATTTTTGTACGCTTTGTTCTCCACGAGCATACAGTCTCAATTGGTGAAATTGATTCCAATTAGTTAAATATCTATTACCTGTAGTTCTTCCTGAGCGAAACCACTCGTACTCAATTGCCATAGCAACTTGACTTCCATATTCAATACTTGCTTTTTCAGCATCACTCACTACTTGACTAGGGAAAGCACTATTGGTATTAGTATATATATTCATTAATTTATAATTTTTGATAAAGTTCCTTTGTTGTCGTATCTTTTTATTCCAAGATCAACTGGTTTTAATTCAATTTTATTAACAGGTAAATACCTATGTTTATTACAAGCCATTAAAGCTAAACCAGAACTAATAGACGCATCATGTGTTGTTCTATTGTTTATATTAAATCGAGCCCAATCTTCTAAAGTTCTTTGAAAATATACGTCTCCATAACCTGTTTCTTTTAACCCTACAAAATGCTCTATATAAGTTTCTATAGCAGAAGCGTGAGCTTGTTTTATATCTTCGCTAGAATTAGGTATACCACCTATTTCTCTTTCAGTTACAGATAATTTGTTTCTTTTTTTGTCAGGTCTATTCATAGAAAAACCTCTATAACCTCTACGTTTAAAATAATAAAGTAACCTAGGTTTGTTGTTCTCTGCTAATATTGGCATACCATAAAATACACAGGCCATAAGTACGTCTTCAAAAAATATTTCAGCTGTTTGTGGACGAGCGATATATTCTAAGAAAAAATGATTTGGTGGAACTTCTTCCATGCTAAATTTAGTTAAACCGTGTAAAGCTCCATTAGAACCTTTACCGTCAACTGTACCTGATATATCATATGGATCGCAACCAAAAGCACCACAGTGCTCGTTACCAGGGTAATTAACACCGTTCTTTATAAATCTTTTGTTTTGTAACTGTAATGGTGGCACCCATGTTATAAAAAACCTACCTTGTTTACTTGGCGCAAATATAACTCTAGTATCTTTCTCTCCGTTTTCCCATTGAAAATTACCTTGCGTAACTGACAGTGAATTTTTTAAATCTTCATTAAAATCTATTTGTTGATAAATCTTAGTTAAATTAAATAAAGACATTTTAGATTCATCTCTAAACGCGTGTTTAGTTGTGCGAGGAAACTGTCTATAAAATTCGTTTAAACCGTCTTGATCGTCTTTAAGACCTTCTACTTCATTATTCCAGTATTCAATAACCCCAATTTTGATTGGCGTTCCATGAGGTCCATACACTTTTTTTGATGGGGTTTCGAAGACAGGGTAACCATAAGAATCAATGTATCCCTCGTAATTCCACTCCATAGGAATGAACAAAGAATATAATCCTGAACGAGTTTGTCCATTGGCATTTCTTTTTGTAACGTCTGAGTCATCGTATAATTTTTTAAAGTTTCTACCACCTTTGTCTAAAGCGTTTGATGTTGATCCCATCATACACTTACCAATAATTCTAGAACCTAGCCTTAATGTTGTTTTAGTAACACGCCAGTTGTTTTGTATATCATTAGGTCTTTCCCATTTACCACTTTCATCATGTACTAATAATCTTAGTTTTTCACCATCATAAGCGTTGTCACCAGTGTTTTTCCAATCAATAGTTGTATCAAGTCCTGTTATATCCTCTTGTTTGTCTGTAGAAACTATAGATCTTCTTGTAAACTTAGAAGCTGGCACACGATATGCTAGCTCTGTTTTAGGTCGATCCATACCGTCTTGTATTGGTTTAAAAAAGAAAGGATAGTTTACTGATATTGGTACTACCTTATCTGTAAACATTTTTTTAGCATCAGCACCTGACTTTGATAATATACCAAAACGCGCATCGGTTGATATTGTAGCCATGTTAACAGTTTCACCAGATGCCATAAATGAAAATCCAGATCGTCTGTTTTTTAAATAACACATACCGTAGCTTCTGTCATCTGCTCTGCAAGCTTCCCAAAATATAAAAAATAATCTATTTGATTCTCTAAAATCTGGTTGGCCAACATCAATTT